TAAATCAACAGACCCAAGAATATTTTTTACTTTTTGAGCAGTGTAGTATTCATTTTGAGTTCCTGCAACAAGAACATCTGTGTTATATCCTGCAAGGTTTCTTGTTCCTGCATGAATTGAATTACCCATGTACGCATGATTGTAACACTGATAGTGTAGCACTGTAGGTGTATCGTCACCAACTTGAATCTGAACATATGCTCCAGCTTGTCCGGCAGTTCCTACTCGAGTCACGCCTGTTGTATATTCACCGGTAGACTTATCCGACTTATAATAAAAATGAAGAGGATGCATTGAATTAGAAGCATCTGACTGATCAAACCTATATGTTCTACCAGGTGTCAATGTAATAAATGGTGAGAAAACACCGTCAACCTTATAACCAGAACCTGATCCTAATCCTTCGTATCTGTGAGTAGTATCTTTTGATGCGACCACGACTATAAATGATTTAGGTGTGTCAGTATGAGGTGAAGCTAGATTACTGATTCCTCTTATATTATCAGCGTTAAGAGTGTCAAAGTTTCCTACGCTTCTGTCTGCTCTTGAAGTGATGTAATCTGAATCTACAATTCCAGTAATAAAGCTAGAATCTTTTGTAGATTGTATAGATTGAACATAACTTGCATCAACGATACCTTTTACATGCGCGGAGTCAACGGCAAGTTTAGCGGTAGCTCTGATAGAAGTGGAGTCAACACTTGTTATCGCTTGTATAAAAGCTGAATCTTTTCTCAGACCATGACTGTCCATCATAGTACTCAGTCGAGTATCTAGATAGGAAAAGTTCCCATCCATTTCTATAAAAGATAGTGCGCTATCTTTAGTACTTCTTAATATAAGTGGCATTTTTGACTCCTATTTTACCGATCTGTTTCTTACGTATCCTATATCAACATAACCAAGTTTAGCATATTCCCCTTCTTCTTGGTCTCTTGCTAGAGCGCCACCTCCGACGGGTTCTTCTAGAACAGTATTAAATCCAAAGTCATCTTCCGGATTTGCTGTTGCTGGATTCGGTGTAATAGTGTGTCTTGCAACTATGCTATTAATTCCTGCCGAATCGCCAGGAAATTCTGTATTGACTATAGCTCTATTTATAAGCGCATTCTCTCTTATATCAGAGTAGAAATTGATGTTCATTGTAAAATCAAGAGTGTATATAATAGTTCTTCTCTGTTCTAAAGGACCTTCAAAGTCATCTGTAAAACTTACGCCGTTCAACGTTATAGGTACGTCTTCTTTTATTGTTGGATACTCTTCAAATGGTCTTATTGTTAAAGTGTATTGTGGTGAAAAGTAAGGAATTATTTGCTCTACTATTTGAAGAGCATCGTCCTGATTTCTTGCATATGCATTTAGTTGAAATGATATAATATATGGAACAGGTGAATATAAAGATCCTCTTTTTCCTGTTTCAGCACCTTTCTTTGGTACATTAAACCTCTGCATTTTTGGGAGCTTTCTATTTTGATCATACTGTATTGCAGTAATTTCAAAAGAAAGCCTAGGAAGTTTTATTGCAATTCTACTTCCAGTTTGTAAATCAGGATCTGCTTGAATTCTTGCTAAGTACTTATCTCTTGGTGCATATGATAAAGGAACTCTTACTTGATTTAAAACATTTCCAGCAGCATTAGTGCGTAGAACATATAAGTTATTAAACATAGTTCCAAACATAGCAACTGATTTTCTAATCTTTTGGTGATAAAAATGATTCCCAAACATTACGTATCCTCCGGGTCGCCAAACGGATTCTTCTCAGTAAAGTCTAAGAAGTTAAAGTCAAATAGGTTATTTCCACTCGCGGCATCAAACACGCTGTTTTGTGCATTAATTTCAAGTTCATTTGTACTTTCTGCAATCGCCAAGATCTTTCTCCTTGGATCAGAGTCGCCAAGTATACTAGCAGCAGTTCCTCCAAAGGGTGTTTCAACTCTATCATTTATTAACCAAGTAGTGTAGTGACTATCAGCTAGTCCTATTGAATCATCTCTAGTTAATTCAAATAGTGCGTATCCACCACTGTCAGCACCGATATGAATAAGTTCTACAATTCCAGTCGACTTGTTATAAGATAGAACCTCACCTTTCATAGTAATACCGTCTGATCTTTTTTGCTGTACTACTTCACCTCTAAAGAAGTCAGGTATGTTGCTGTCTTCACCTGCGCTAAGTAGTAGTGACAATCTGTAAGCAGACTTTTCAATATCATCTATACTTGCAATGCCAGTATCGAAATCTTCTTCAGAGTATTCGAATAGTTCACAGCGAAGTTTATATGTAGGAAACTGACTGAGCTGATAAAATGGTTGCTCATGTTCGACATGCATAACTTGAAACATTGACTTAGAAAGTCCTAGATATATCAAGTCACCCTCTTTAGGTCTATCAATCTCAACTCGAGTAGAAACTTGAGACATCATGTGACTCCACCTTCGCTTTGAAACAACGAAGGTTGCCGCGTCTCTTATCTCAACACCAAATCGAGTATACAGATCTCCTTCTCCGTCAAATCCTTCGGTGTTTTCTACGTACATTTCTATCTTATACGCATTTCCGAAGCTTGAAGGTACGTCTTCTCCAAAAAGTCTATTTTCATTTACTATAGTTCTCGGAAGATAATAGACGTCTTGTCCATATATCTTTAGAGACTCTATAATAATATCTTCATAGAGCTGCTGTTCAGATCTTACTTTCTGGCTGAAATAAGGATTAATAGCCATAAATTATCCCATAAAAAAGTCTGGTGGCATTTCATGTTCGAGTCTCATATCTTCTTTCAACCTATCTAGCTCGGTTGTAGCGTCATCGTACAGTTGTCTACCGTTTAAAATAACTCCACCAGGGAGTTGCATTCCTTCAAATTTAATTAGATTCGAACCCCATTGTTGTTTTATAAGAGCTGAAGCGTATGCTTTAACAAACTTATTATCATAAATGCTCGTATGAGTTTCTGGATCTATAATAGTATATGTTTCTGCTATAATAAAATCATCTTTTTTAATGTCTCCATCATTTAAATCACCAAAGATATGTAAGCGATTCATGTGTCTAGAAAACTGAACCTGTGGAAGACCGTTTAATTTTTCATCTATAATAGAAAGATATTGTTGAATCTGCTCGTAATACATTAGATCACCAGCAAAATTCTGTAAGTCAGCTATATCATTAAGCATCATCTGATACTTAATGTTGAACATATTACTTGTATTGTTAAATGACTGAGACATTGGAAATAACTTTGTAACTACTTGAATATTCTTATCCAAAGTAATATAGTTATTATCCAGATCTGTTTGAGTAACTTTGTGCTTGAGATAACCTTTAAGTGTAGCGTCACTATGGAACTCTTGGAAGAGTTCAAGAGTCTCATTTATTCTATCATCTATCTGATCTTCATCAACATTTATTTCGATTACTGGAGCACCAAGCTTCCTTAAACAGTATTCTGATAGCGTATCTTTACTTGTAACTGCTGGCATTTTTCTTTCCCGTCAAATAGTGTTTGTACTATTTATATGAAAAGAGTGCTTAACTTACGCTAAAAAGGCAGTTGTTGGTGGTGTGAATGTTTCAGTATATACCGATTCTCCTTTTACAAATCTAACATTTGAAAGAAGACCGTTAAAATAGTTATCACCAACAGCACCATTTCCTCTTCTACCTATCGATATCCCGTTGTTCGCATAGTTTGTTGTATTGGTAGCTTTGTGGTGCATCTTTCCATTTACAAACAAACGCATGTGAGACGCGTCTCTACATAATGCTATGTGATACCATTTATACAAACGAATGTTTTCTTTGTTTGGATAAGTGTTACTGTTGCCTGTAAGCCAACCAGCATCATAAACTCCAATACAGTCATATGTAGGATAATAAAACACACCAAGGACGTCTGTCCCACTGTTGTCAAGATAAAAAACCGCTCCTTGAGAATCGGCCTTTACATAGATGTAAGCTTCTATCATGAACTGTCCTGTTCCTACCCGATAGTTTGTGATGTCAGCTGGAGTATGTAACCATTGATTTGATCCGTTGAAACTTACTGCTTTCATACCACTCTTAGGAACTACTGTTGATTCTACTGTAACGGTACCGTTATTAGAAATAGTTGCTCCTACAGAACTTCCGTCGACAATAGTGGCAGCGTGACCAGTAAGCAATTTTGTATTTGATGCGGTTACTGAAACACCGTCTCTCGCTGAAGTGCTGGTTGTAAGAGTTACAGGTTCTGCGATATAAGGATAACGAGCTAAACCTTTACTGATTCTAAAATCATGAATATGTCCAGTTAATGCATATGTTGCGTTATCTATGTACCTAGATGCTAATCTTAAATAATCTCCAGTCAGACTTACTGTTGGAGATACAGTGCTTACTAGAGCACCATTTAGATAAAGAGAAAAAAGATTGTTACTTCGTTGAAGAACAATATGATACCAAGCATTATTCTCGATAGATGAAAAACCAATCTGTGATGATCCTCCACCATGTGTTACAAAAAACTTATCTTTTGCTACGACAATTCCACCATCAGCACCACTAGCTTCACAAGTACTAAAATATCCATCATAAGTGCCTGAAGCAGTCTGATATATCCAACCTTCCATTGTAAAATCTTCAGTGCCTGAAAGAGGATTTCTCATGACAATATAATCACCACTACCATCAAAGTAAATTGTATTTTCTCCTAAGTGTTGTTGTGTTGATGATGCAGCAACATTATTACCACCAAAACTCATAAGTTTTTGAAATTGAGATGCATCAAAAACTTTTGCGTTTGTCATGTTCAACAACAGTTGTGTATTTGCTACAGCTGTTGAAATAGAAGTTGGTGCTGTACCGTTAGAAGTATAAACAGCGGTACCGACAACTATTCTAACATTAGATATGTATCCATGAAAGGGAGAACTCGCACCATCTACTTCAGTACCTAAAGTGACTGTCTGTCCAGTAAAATTAGTGGTAGTACTCCATGTCTGTGATTCAGCAACACCATCAATATACATTTTTACTACGCCAGAATTTCGTACAATAGCAATGTGATACCAACTATTAGCAGACATAGTTGTTGTTGATGTAATCCTATAACCACCAGGATACCATAATCTGTGTTGACCAGATGTATTAGTATTAGTAATAAAACTATTACCCGAACCAGCATCTCGGCCATCAAAAACATTTCCGGTACTATTAAAACTGTTAGTGTATAACCAATATTCTACAGTAAAATCACCAGAACCTAGTTGTAAATTACTGGAAGATTGTGTTCTTAAAGCATCACCATTACCATCGAATAGCGCAGATCCTCCTTCTGTAGCAGCATCATACGCACCAGATTCATTATACGGAGAGAACGCACTTATTGCAGTATTACCATTTGCAGTTACGGCATGTGTATTAGAACTTGCATCTCTAAAACCATTTCCACCTATTAATAGTTTTGTATTTGTTATAGCTGTTAATCTTTCAGTTGGTGGACTAAAGTAACTTGTGTAAACCGCAGTTCCTTTTACGATACGAAAATCAGTTATATATCCAGGAAAAGTATAGTTTGTATTATGTCCACC